ATACGACCTGTGGTATTATAATTATAGAAACAAGGAAACCTAGTAAAAATAAGGAGGAAGAAAAAATGATTAATGAAGAAAAAAATAATGTTAGAATTTACGTTATTAATTCTAATACAGGGCACATAGTTAGAAGTGAGAGTATTTTAACAAATGAATCACTAACAATAGTTGCAAAGAGATATTACACTAAAGATTCTATTGTTATTACTTTAATACCTTATAGTTTTTATTGTTTTTATATTAGTGGTGAATCATATTTTTGTGAATCTACTAAAGACATTGAAATAATTAACTTTTTTAAAGATGTGTTATCAGGTTTATATGATAATGCTAGAGACAGTTTTCATATTGAATACGGAAGAGTTGTAACAATATGTAAATTTATTCACACCGTAGTACCTGGTAAATATGATACACTTTTATCTTGTATAGATAATATATGGGAGACCCGTTATTATTCAAGACTTTTAAGGAGGTGTAAAAATGATTAGATATAGATTACATAACATTACAGATTTTGGTGTAGAAGTCCACGACTTCTACACTGAAAATTCATTGAATAATTACATAGCATTATTTGTTGACCCTCCCTACTGGGTGGAAAATTTAGAAACCAATAAAAGCATTTATACTGGTTTTGATGAAATCAATAATGATGAATTCAATCCTTATAATGTTTCACGTGAAACATTGCATGAAACGCCTACAGAATGGATAGCAAGACACACACCTTCAGAAGAAAAAGAGCCATACACAAAACTAGAAAAAATATCCTATTTCCTAGGAATTTTATCAGTTATAATCATGGCAACATTTTTATTATATATATTCTTATCATCTGTATCATTTATTGCAGAGCATTTTTCACAGTTTACTTGGAAAGTATTTAGCGTTTTATAAGAGGGGAGGGGGGGCAAAACATATGGCAAAATTAACAAATGCATTATTACGTTATAAAGTAATGTTCACAAAAAGCGGAACTGGCGGATATACCGCCCGTGTCATGCTTCCAAAAGAAGCGATAAAAGACTTAGACATTCATGCAGGAGATTATATTGAGTACACTCGTGTTCCACATGGATTACTATTAAGAAAAGTGCAAAAGGAGGGTGATTAAAGTATGGAAAAGAAAAGAATAAAAAAGAAACGCACAAAAGCGACTATTATTAAAGAAGAATATTCTCATGAATATACTAAATATTTAGCACGTGTCAGAAATCAGCAAAAACAGGGTGTACAAGTAAAGATAATCAAGCGAGTGAAAAACCCTAAACGAGAATCTATTGATAGAATTAAAAAGCAGACAGCTAAAGAAATACGGAAAAATGCTATGGTTGTTGATATGCTTACTGGTGAAGAAATAACATCTAAAGAGTACGAGCGCAAAAAAGCACTTGAAAGAAACAGAGTTTTTATAAAATTAACGCCACAGGAACAGGAATACGCTAGAGTGCATAATTTTGGTTTAAAAGAATTAAAGGCGTTACAAAAAAAAGGTATCAGAGTAAACATAGCAACCCCTGTATTAGATTATGAAGCAATTATAGATTCGTGGTATTATTCTTTAGAGAGTTTTGAGCCAAAAACAGCTGATTATTTAACGCAAAAAACAGATGCTTTATTATATAATGCATCAGATAAAGAAAGGGCGTTATTTGCTTACACTTACGCTAAAGAACCAGAAGCATTCCCAACGGAGCCGTACATGGATAAAGCTACGGTCGATGCTGTGTTTTGGAATATTTTGCGTAGAATGGGCGTTTTTAGTACAACAGAAGATTTCCAAGAATTTTTGCAAGAACAAGACATTGTTATTGAAAAAGAGTAAAAAAAAAAAAAAAAAAAAGGCGGTGGTTCTAATGCCACGTAAGAAGAATATCACTTTTTGGGCGTGTGATTTTGAAACCACGGTATGGGGTGAAAAAGTAGAACAAGAAAAGCATAAAAAACAAGATAGCACAGAAGTATGGGCAGGTGCTGATGTGGCTTTATATGACGAATCCGAAACTGTAACAATAACACATTCTATAAGAGATTTTTTAAATAGATTTTTAACAATGAAAGGAAATAACATATTGTATTTTCACAATCTAGCTTTTGACGGGTCTTTTATAGTTGATTTTTTACTGGGAGAGGGTTGGAACTGGGTACACTGTAAAGACAAGGAAATGAAGTCAAAAGAATTTCAAACTTGTATTTCTGATATGGGGTCTTGGTATTGGATTAAATTAAAATGGAATAAGACTTTTTTAGAAATTAGAAACTCTTTAAAGCTTATGCCATCTTCATTAAAAAATATCGGAAAATCGTTTGGGACAAAACATCAAAAGCTAGACATGGAATATGAGGGTGAGAGATACGCTTATTGTGATATATCTGAAAATGAGAAAAAGTATATTGAAAATGATGTGTTAGTGTTAAAAGAAGCACTTGAAATGATGTTCAATGAAAAACATGATAAACTCACTATAGGTTCATGCTGTCTATCAGAATTTAAAGACTTTTATGATGGTAAACAATATGATAAGTTATTTCCCGACATTAGAGAAGATTATCTCGACGAATCTATTACAGGGGTATGGAATCAATGGGACTATATACACAAATCATACCATGGAGGGTGGTGCTATGTAAATCCACGTTATGCGCACATGGTAGTAGGTGAGGGATTAGTATATGACGTAAATTCTCTATACCCGTCTATGATGCATAGCATTAGTGGGAATAAATACCCGTTTGGACACGGTGAATATCATAGGGGTGCACCATCCGATGAACTTATAAGCTCCACTAATAAATATTTTTTTATTCGTTTCAATTGTAGATTTCAATTAAAAGCAGGAGCATTTCCATGGTTACATATTAGAAATAGTGCTTTATATAAAGCTAACGAAAATTTATACAGTTCTAACGTCAGATATAAAGGTGAATATTACCGGTATTATCGTGATATTGATGGAAAGATGCATGATACAAATGTAACACTTACTATGACTTGTACTGACTGGGAGTTGTTTCAAGAAACTTATGATATTTATGATTTGGTTATATATGATTACATATGGTTCTACGCTAGACAAGGGTTTTTTGATGAATATATAGATAAATACGGAGAAGAAAAAAGAACATCAAAAGGATTTAAAAGGCAAAAAGCTAAACTCTTTTTAAATAATCTTTATGGTAAATTTGCTATGTCTGATAATTCATCATATAAAGAGCCTTATCTTGATAATGACGGTATTATAAGGTTTATACTACATGAGGAGCATGAAAAGAAAGTGGGATATATCCCTATAGGTAGTGCTATTACATCTTATGCCATGAATTTTACGATTCGTCACGCTATGGCAAATTATGGTCGATTTTGCTATGCAGACACGGATTCTATCCATTTGATTGGACTAGACAAAGCGAATAAGGTTGTAGAGCATTCAACTAATTTTTGTTGCTGGAAATGTGAAAGTACTTTTGATTTTGCCTATTATGAACGACAGAAAACTTATGCAGAGCATATTATTGAAGAGAACCACGAACCCTGCGAGCCTTATCTTGATATTAAAGCTTGTGGAATGAGTAGTCAAGCTAAAAGGAAGTTCATCGAAGATGGAAGAGATATATCTGAATTATCTACAGGTCTTAGCATGGAAACTTGTAATTTGAAAGGAGAGCGAGTAAAAGGTGGTATTGTGTTAAGAAATAAAGACTTCAATATACACGAACAAAAAGATAAAAAAATTATAATATAATACTTGACTATATTTAATAGTTGTGTTATTATAACAATGTAATAAATAAAACATATTACATTTCAATTCACACTCAAAGAAAACAAAAAAAAGGAGGAAAAAAGATGTTTACAAGGACATTAGTAACGGCAGAGTTATCTGTTGAAAGAATCTACAAAGATAAGGAGACAGGTGAAATCAAGAAAGATTGCTTTGACGAGAAACTCGCAAATTGCAAGACAAGGGAAAAAGCAGAAATCTTGATTGAAAAACACTACAAAGGGGATATTGTTTCCATTTTAGATATTAAATTTAAATTGGAAAAACGTGTTATGACTGATGAACAGTTCTTACTCAATTCAGATGTAAAGAGCGAAAAAATTGTCACTGAAGCAGAATTGCAGGAAATGAAAAAGGAAGATTAGAAGGAAAAATAGGAGGAAATTATTATGGTAGAAATTAAAGAAATGAGTAGAGAGTTTACAAAGGTAGAGAAATATCTTATGACCACAGCGCCGGACATTGAACCGTTAAAAAATATCAATGACGGGGAATCAATTCCAGTTGATGGCTATATTATTTTTAATGATATTAAAGATAATGGCGATGTACAGGAAATTGTGAGTATTATCACACCTGATAAAAAAGTGTACTCAGGACAGTCCGCAACATTTAGACAGTCTTTGAAAGATATTGAAAGCGTGATGGACGGTGAAAAATTTTCTGTTATTAAAATTAGTGGAAAGACAAAAGCAGGACGCGATTATATCAATTGTACATTAGATGTATCAAATTTATAATATGATGACGTGAGAATACCATTTTATGTTCTCTTCTTCTAAAGGGGTGGCTATACGCCACTCCTTTTTAAAAAATAAATGTTTCACGTGAAACATAAGGAGGTGTCAAGATGAAAAATGATGGCTATTATCATTGTGATAGATTGCTAACTTTAAAGGATAAAAACGGGAATATCCCCGATATTTATATAGTTGATGGTAATAGAACGGCAGGTAAAAGTTATTCCATTAAGTGTAGACAGGTGTCTGATTTTTTGAAAGATAAATATAGACCGGAAAACCAGTTTATATATCTATATCGAAATGTTGTTGATATGAAAAACTGTGCTGATACGTATTTTGGTGATATATCTGAAAAATTTGATGGGTATGTAATGACTGAAAAAAGCTTGATGAATGGTTCATTGATACAATTATATCTGAATGAAGAGCCATGCGGGTATTGTTTAGCTTTATCTGTTGCAAGAAAATATAAAAAAATGCGCGGATTATTTGTAAATGTTCGTTCTGTATTTTTTGACGAATATCAAGACGAAGATAATGTATATTTGCCAAACGAAGTAAATAAACTATTATCATTACTCACAACTATTAGTGCAGGTCATGGAAAGCAACATAGAAGAGTTATGCTATATATGGCATCGAATACTGTGTCATTATTGAACCCTTATTATAGCGTTTTTGGCATTAATAAAATGTTAAAATATAACACTAAATTTTTAAGGGGTGACGGTTGGGTATTTGAACGAACTTATAATGAAAATGCTTCAACCGCATATAAAGAAAGCGGTATAGCTAGAGCATTTCAAGGTGCAAGTTATAACGAATACGCTAGTGAAAATAAATATTTGAATGACAATGATTGCTTGATAGGTAAACCTAGCGGTCAATCACAATATATTTGTACAATTAGATTTAATGAAAAAATGTACAACGCAAGAAGATACGATACTTATATGTATATATCGACAGGAGCTGACGAAAGTTTTCCTACACGGATATGCTTTACAAAAAACGATGTCATAGATAATACGGTGATACGTGTAAACTCAACCCATTATATTGTAGCAATGTTACGGAAATATTTTAACAGAGGATTACTGTTATTTGAAAATTTGGAGTGTAAGAATATGATATTTGATGTAATATCTTTTTAATGTTTCACGTGAAACATTGACAACTTAAGATATCTTTGATATAATAATATTGCACCCAAAATAATACGAGCATTGTAATTGATATATACGCACATAGACAAGTAGTCTGATATCAATTTTTGGTTTTGCGTTCCCTTTGATTCGATTATTTTGCAACGTGCATTATGTTTCACGTGAAAAAAATGTTTCACGTGAAACATTTTTATTTACAAACAAATATATTTGTGTTATGATAGAAAAAAGGAGGTGATATGATGCAGGAAGTCATGACGGCTATTAATACAGTGGGATTACCTACAGTTGTTGCGATTGCGTCAATGTGGTATGTTAAATATAGAGAGGATAAAAATGACGCACGCATAGACAAATTAAATGAAGCGCATAAACAGGAAATGTCAGATATCACAGAAGCATTGAATAACAACACTTTAGCACTTCAAAGAATATGTGATACATTTGAACAGAAAAAGGAGGATTAACATGACAGTAAAAAAAGCTGTTGATATATCATATCATAACGGTATTATTAATTTTGAACGATTAAAAAATGCTGTGGATTATGTCATCATTCGTTGTGGATACGGGCAAAATATTGATACACAAGATGATAAACAATGGCGCAGAAATGTTTATGAATGCGAAAGATTGGGTATTCCATACGGTGTATATTTCTATTCCTACGCAAAAACAAAAGCAAATATTGAGGGTGAAATCAATCACTGTATTAGATTGCTAAAAGGACATAACCCGACATTACCTATATTTTTTGACAGCGAAGAAAAAGGTACACAACACGTAGCAAAATACAACGCAAAGCGTTTTTGTGATGCTATGCTGTCCAACGGGTATAAAGCAGGTATTTACGCCAGTAAATCATGGTATGAAAATTACATCGGTGAAAGTTGGGGGTACGATTTATGGATTGCCCGATATTCAAACTCTTTAGATATGGATAATGTCGATATTTGGCAGTATAGCAGTAATGGCAGAGTTGCTGGTGTTAACGGAGGATGTGATGTTAACCACGTATATAAAGATTATACGCATGAAAATGATTCTAACAACGTTATAAATGATATGATTGGAGGTATTAATGGTATGAATGCATTATTTCAAGATAAAGAAAGTGGCAACTGGTATTGGTTCAATGGCGATAAGGTGAGACGTATTACGGATGGAGCTTGCCTTGAAATCTTGAAAAAAATTCATTTAGACAGCACAGGGAGGAACATTCCTTGTTATGCGTTTGACAATAGTTCCCCGTGGGATTTACGGATTTTACAGGCTGTATGTTCAGATGTGGAAACGTATGAAAAAAATTCGACAAAATAATATCTATTATGTGTTTCACGTGAATATGAATGTTTCACGTGAAACATTTTTGCGAGGTGGTTATAAATGCCAAATATTAATATATCATATCAATGGACGATAAATGCATGTAATGCTCCAAATATTGGCTACTCTCAGCAATACCGAAGAGGGCAGACTGTTAACGGGATTACTTATTATGATTGTAGCTCTTTTGTCTCAAAAGCATTAACAGAAGCAGGATTTTTCTCTGCTAATCCATGGTTCACTACAAGAACAGAAGAGGGATATTTATTACAGGCAGGTTTTAAAGAAATTAATATAAATGAAGCGTGGCAAGCAGGGGATGTTGTATGGCGTAGCGGGCATACGGAAATGGTATATCAAGGTGCAGGGGCAGGAAACGGTGGTATAACAATGGGTGCACATAGTGGACGTTATCCATTGGCAGAACAAGTCAGCATTAACACATATGTAGCGAAACCGTCAGCTTGGACTAAAATATATCGCTACGGTGATAGTGCAGGAATGCCCCTTGAATGGGTTCATGGAAACCGATATCTTACAGAGGATGAAATGAAAAATAACGCATATGTTTTTTATAGCACTATGTTTTTCAAAGATTTTACTTTAAATGCAATTGCAGGGATGTTGGGTAACATGGAAATAGAATCTAATATCAATCCAGAACTATGGCAATCATTAAAAGAGGGAAACTATAATGGAGGTTATGGTTTAGTTCAGTGGACACCTGCAACAGTCTATACAGATTGGGCGGATGCTAACGGGTATGATATCACAGATGGTTACTATCAATGTGTTTGGCTCGACGAAGAAACAGTAAAGAGCGGTCAATGGATAGAAACAACTGCATATCCGATATCATGGGAAGAATTTCGGAAGTCTACGAAAGAACCCGACTATCTAGCTTTAGTATTTTTAAAAAATTTTGAACGTGCAGGTATTGAAAAAGAAGATGAAAGAAAAAAGAATGCATTAAAATGGTACGCATATCTACAAACATTGTCGCCATATCCAATACACCCACATTCAAGAAAAAGAAAAATGCCACTTTACTTTTTTATGTCATGGTGATATAATGAAAACTGTAAAAGGGTAATAAATAAAAAAGGAGGAATCTCAATGGATTTTAATGAAGCTTTAAACGAATTAATTGATGCAATTACAGACGTCGAAGAACACGGAGATGCTATTGAAATATTGCAGAATTATGTGAGTGAAAGAAGCGGTGAAACTGACAGTGAATGGAAAGACAAGTATATGAAACTTGAAAGTGAGTACAAAAAACGTTTTAAAGAGCGTATGAAAGAGTCAGCCACTAATGCAGATGACGAAGAAAAGAAATATGAAAAAGAAGAAAAAATTACCGTAGAAGATTTGGATTTTAACGGTAAGACAGAATAAGGAGGTACTATTATAAATGGCAGAAGCAACGAATAAAAATATATTAAAAGCTGTGAAGCAGGAACTTTCTTTCGAAGTTCAGAACCATTTACCTGTAGAAGTCTCAGACAACTTACAGAATGTATATGATAATATTCTGAATTTTGCACCTGTTAGAAATGAAATCGTTCCATCACTGGTTAACCGTATCGGAATGCAGACCGTAGACAGTATTGCTTGGAGAAATCCGTTAGCAAGGTACAAAAAAGAGCCTATGCGTTATGGTGAGACACATGAAGAAACATACATTAATATGTGTAAAGGACATGTCTATGATTCGCAGGCAGATTTTAAATATGCGTTTCAGCAGTATCAGTCTTACATTATGAGCGTGTTCCATAATATCAATCTTGAAATACAGTATCCGGTCACGATTACATATGACAACTTGAGAAAAGCTTTTACGAGCGAGTACGGTATACGAGACATGATTATGGCAAAAATGGATAGTGCTATCACAGGTGCGAACTGGGATGAATACCTTGCTATGCGTGATTTGATTAGTATTGGATATGAAAAAGAGGTGCTTCCGGCAGTTACCGTTGATGCGATTGTTGATGAAGCATCAGCTAAAAAATTATTAATTGAGGTAAAAAGAGCTGTTGGCAAGTTTGGTTTCCCATTACCGGAAAATAATCCGGCAGGAGCAACTTCTCACGCTTTGCCAACTAACCTTATTTGGATTACAACGCCAGAAGTAAACGCTCAGATTAGCGTAGACGCTTTGGCATATGCGTTCCATATGGACAAAGCAGATGTATCTGTGCAGACAGTAATTGTAGACAAATTCAAAAATGAAGCAATACAGGGCGTTCTTTGTGATGTACGATTCTTCAATGTACGTGACCAGTTCAAAGAAATGACAGACCAGAGACTTGCTAATGTATTATCATGGAACTACATGTACACGCAAGTAGAAATGGTAAGCGCAAGTCCGTTCTATCCAATCCGAGTATTTACTACGGATACAGTTGTTGATGCACCTACAATTAACGTCACAGCAGGAACATACACAGCAGGACAGACACAGGAAGTAGAAGTAACTGTTACAGGTGGAACGGGTACATATCATCAGAATTTAGTTACCCTTGAAGTGGACAGCGGTGCTACTTCAGCGAAAACCTATATAATTCCCGGAACACATCTGTTGCATACGGGCGCAGACGAAACGGGAACTATCGTGTTGAAAGCTATCTACAGACCGAACGAGACTATCACAAAAACAGCTAATTTTACAAAAGCGTGATAATTAATGGAGGTAATTATCTATGATAAATTTACCAACGCCGGGAGGGGTTGCACCACGCAACCCCGAAACAAAATTAAGATTATACAGCGGTGTACCGTGGTCTGATGAATATGAACACGTCAGACTATACAATTCAAAAGAGGACTTATTGAACCATTTAGAATCATATCGGGTATATATTAACGGGATTGATTTGTCTCACCTTGCACCGATACGTGTAGGCAATTATGATATACGTGTACCGTTCACAGAGATGAAAGCGCTTAATCTCAATTATTTAGCTTTTCAAAATACCGGTATTTCTGACGAGTGGGTTTTTTGCTTTATTGATTCTATTGAATGGTTATCAGAAAAAACAACTAGAATTAACTTTTCACTTGATGTTTTTCAAAATAACTTTTATGATGCAAATATTAAACCTTGCTTTGTAGAATATCATCATATTCCAAGAAGTGCAGATGCAATAGGAGTAAATCTAACACCTGTAAATATTGAAACGGGTGAAACAATTGTATCACGTCATAAAAAATTAGACTTAACGCCTACTGAGTGTTGCGCTTTTGTAACGAGAGGAACAACAGAACAAAGTTGGTTTGAGGGGCGCGTAGAAAACGGGATATATTGTTGGGGGAGTATCGGACATTATGATATTACCACAGATGATGGTCTAAAAGGAATAAACACACTATTACAAGATTATAATAACCAAGGCGCGCAAGATGCTGTAATAGGTCTGTTTATGTCCCCAAAATTATGTACACTTGCATTAGGTGGAAAAGAAATCAAGCCTAAAATAACAAGCATGCAGATTTCCGATAATGCGTTTGAGGGGTATAAACCGAAGAATAAAAAGTTATACTCTTACCCGTGGTTATTCTGTCTTGCTGATAACAATCAAGGAAATACACATATCTACAGATATGAGTACAGTTATAACCGTGATAAATCCATTGAATTTGACAGCTACGGTACAATTGCAACATTACCACAGGTTATAACAACTCCCAATAACTATAAAACACGAGAAAAGTTAGAGCATGGTTTAATGAATGAAGCTCTTATTAACTCCTCTTTTCCTATGTGCTCCTTTTCCTCAGATACTTATAGAGCGTGGCTTGCACAAAACAAAAGCTCTATTGCTTTATCTCAAGTGCATACGGCTGTAGATGCTACTACAGGAACAGGAACAGCAATAACAGGATTGGTAGGTGGTAGTTTACAGGGAGGAATTAACGGACTTGGTAAAACAACAAACGCTTTTTGGGAAGCTCTCGGAATGTTGGCGAATCAGACGGACAGAGCTAGAAACGCAGGAGTGACACATGGAAAAGCGTTATCCGAAAATGTATTAACAGGAATAAAAGAGTGCGGCGTCGATTTCTATGAAATGTCATGCAAAAGACAATTTGCGGAAATGGCAGATAGCTTTTTCGAGCAATTTGGTTATCCGATTAATAAGATAACAACGCCTTATTTGCGGTCACGTTCGAAATGGAACTATGTAAAAACGTCTCATTGTGGTTTTACGGGTGACATTGACTTAGACCAGTTGAAAAAATTGAGAAATATATTTGACAACGGGGTTACTTTGTGGCATACTGATGACATAGGAAATTACAGCCTATCTAACAATTAAGGAAGTGATATAGTGCGAAACCCTTTAAGAGTTTTTGAAAAATGCAAAAATAAAAAAATTAATGATGATTTTGAAACAATCAAGACTATCTATTTTTATGATATTTTCGACATATTTGTGAATAGGTATAAATGGAATAACTTGCCGGAAGAAATTTTACCTATGTATATTGAGCAAACATTATTTTGGCATGGCGTTGGAGTTTTTATTAAAGATGAAGTAGCCGGATACGCTTTTATGAAAGTTGCGTTATCCGGGTTACCGGATATTTATAATATTCCTAAAGATAGAATTGCTTACACAGCTAACGGATATATAGAGGATTACGGAAAAGAAAACAGCTGTATCTTATGGAACAATTATTCAACAATGCCGTACTACTACAAAGCTTTAATGTATGCAGATGCTATGGCAACTACATGGAAAACAAAAGGTATTAATATGTATGCTCAGCGTACACCCGTTGCTCTTTCTTCTTCAGATAACGAAAAAATGAGTTTTGAAATACTTGGCGAAATGTATGATAATTATTTACCTGTACTGAAAGTTTCAGATTCGTTAAATTTAAAAGATATCAAAGCATTGAACATGGGTGCACCTTACATTGTAGATAAATGCGAACAGGAATTAAGGGATTTATGGTCGCAGGTATTGACTTCTTTAGGGTATGAAAGTAACCCAGTAGAAAAAAGTGAACGGCTTGTTACTGGTGAGACTGCTGGAAACAACGGACAAATTGAAGCAAATCGAAATGTGGGACTTACATTAAGACGAAGATGTGCAAAAGCTATCAATGAATTATGGGGACTTAATGTGACAGTAGATTTCAATAGCGAGTTGCCTACAATGATGAACGGGTATGTGCCTGATAAATATATGCAAAAAGGAAAAGAGGGTGACGAGATTGAGTAAATATACGACTACGATTAAAGATATTTGTGAAAGTTTTATCCAACAGCATGAATTATGGAGTATGGATTTGTCCGTACAAAGGACAATTGATAAGACACAAGATAAGTTTTTTGACTTTGATTTTCCTTTTTATTCAAAGGATAGAAAAGATTTATATACCTTTAAAACCTATTTCTTACTTAGGTATTGGAATAATTATATAGGATTCGAAACTCTAGGAATGTGGAAAACGGCTTTTTTGTCTAAAATGCATGAATTGATGCCATATTATACAAAATTGTATGATGCTATACAACATGATAACCCTTTTACAAATACAAATATAACAATTACAGAAGCAGAAAAAGGAAGTGAAAAAACAACAACTAACTCAACAGATGCAGGAGAAAGCGAAGTAAAAAACAGCCAAAACTATCAAAATATTGACAGCGATAACCCACAGGTGACAGTAGCAACGGAAGATTATGCTAGTTCAATGAGTAGGGGAGAAACCGTCAATAATACTACAACAACAGCAAATAATAGCCATGCAGGAAACGATAACAAAGACAGCAAAAGAGACAGAGAAACAAAAGAGACAGGATTAAGAGGAAAATCAACCAGTGAAGCAATAGCAGAATATCGTGAACAGATACAAAACATCAATCGAGAAATTGTAGAAGCTTGCAGAGATTTGTTTTTGAAAGTGTGGTAAAAAGGAGGTGATACAATGGCGGGAGAATTAACATCCTTAATACCGTTACTTTGCTGTGATGTACCGAGTGTATATAGCAATAAGCAGAGTTACTATGAATGCTTATGCTATATCGGATATAAAATTAATGAGTGTATTGAAACACTGAACACTTTCACTGATAGTTATAAAAAGTATACTGATGAAAAAGTAAACGCTTTAAGAAATTATGTTGACACTTTGAATGTTAACACAAGAATATATATTGACGATATCAATAATAAAATACGTGAGGATATGACAGCAAAAGATGATGAACTGGATAAAAAAATTGATGATGTCAACACGTATTTATCACTAAAAATAAGTGAACTAAATGTGTTAATTTATAAACTTAACAGCGAAACAAGAGAGTATATAAATGATGAAATAGAAAAAGTTTATGATTTCATTAAAAATTATATACCTGACCATATTGTAGTTTTGAACCCTGTAAAGGGTTATTATACAAGTTTAAACATGGCGTTATCTGATTTATACGACAGTTTGAGATATTTTGCACTAACGTGCAACGAGTTTGATTCACTTAATCTGGCATGCACTGAGTTTGACAAATTATATCTATCAGCGTATGATTTCGATTTATACGGCGCAAAAAGATTCAGAGTTGACAGCAACTTATATATGCATGACCCGTTTACGGGAAAATATACTTTTTATCAAAATGTGATTAATAAGTTAGCTGAGTTGCACTTTAATAACCCAATAACAGCTAGTGGTTTTGATGCATTATTATTAACTGTAACAGAGTTTGAAGCTAAAGCGTTAAGCGCTTACACATTCGATAGTAACGCTAATACAGCGTTAAGATTATAATTTAAGGAGGATTAAATATGAGTTCAACAAATAAAACAACTTACTATAACTTAAGTCAGTACATTGGTACAGACAAGCCGACATATTTACAGGACTATAATAGTGACATGTCAAAAATTGACAAAGCTATTCATGATGTAAATGGCGTAGCAACAACAGCTAATCAGTCAGCAGGAAGCGCAGAAGCTAAAGCAGAACAGGCGAACACAAATGTCACAGCTTTACAAGGCAGAGTTGGGTCTGTCGAGGGTGCTGTATCAAATTTACAGGACAAAGATGCTACGCAAGATAGCGAAATTAATAACGCTAAAAAATTAGTGAATGAAGCAAATACGACAGCAAATAACGCTATGCAGAATGCTAATAATGCAAATATTAAAATTGACAGTGCTAAATTTAGCAGTTGGAATACATGTACAAACATTAACGGCAATATTACCGCTAATTCTGCTAAAGTGATGTTTAACAGACAGCTTAATATGATTGCTTTTGACATTGATGTATCAACACAAGTAGCAATCACTAATAATGACATTTTGATGAAATTGCCAACTAATATACCTACACCATCAAAAACCGTTGTATTAAAACGTATTATGCTTGACGCTATAGAATATCATGCAGAAGGATATTTTGGTAATTTTACTATGAGTTCTGTAACAATTGACACCAATGGATATATACATGCAACATTATTTTCAAATAGTAACGGTTATGTTAATGGCGTATTCGCTTTTGAAGAGTGGTAGAAATATATATTGATTAAATTAATAAAAATAGCTTACACTAAAATGTGTAAGCTATTTTTTATTTATTTAACATGCGCAACAGAAAATTCTATAGCTTGTTCAAGAGTATATCCTCTTTCAACTAAACTATCACATAATGCATGTATTTTACATTACCTTATAGTGTCACAAAACTGTTTGTTCAAATGACCTCTAAGACCATTAACATTTTCAACTAAACAACCGTTTTTATCTACGTACTTTGATTCAATACCCCAATAACCATAACTGTCTTTAAAAATTATAAAAGTTTTACCATACGCATACAATGTTGAAATTTTTCTCATTTTTTCTTCCATTTCTATCGGTGCACGGGCAGCATTACTCCGGCATTTATACCACGGTAGCTTTACTTCGGCATTTATGCGCAGGCATCCTTGCCCCGGCACCTTATAAGATCGAGAGAGAACAGACAAAACTGGATGAAAAGGGAAGACCGGTATTTGATGCTGACGGAGAACCGGTAAAGGAGAAAGTGGAAGTCACAATCCGGGCATTCAAGGTGGTAAAGACATTTGACCTGTCCCAGACAGACGGAAAAGAACTTCCTACCATTGGTCCTTCTGAACTGATGGGAAATATTGAAGGATATCCCAAGCTCTTACAGGCACTACAGGAGATCAGCCCGGTCCC